ATCTGTGAGCATATTCAATGATTCTGAGGTCTCAGACAGCAATCAGAAGTCTTGATCAGAATGCATGGTATTGGTGAATCATTGATTTTCTCATCAAGAACACTGACTTCTGAATGACAAAGGATGATTGGCATGAATTCTTTGCTTGATGATTCCTTTCAGAAGAAAGAATGTTCCCAAAGCCTCACAAGATCATCAAGTCAACAGCTGATCTGGACACAGTAGAATTCACAGAGTACATTGAAAAGATTCTTTCATTCTGTGAGCTTCCAGAGAAAGATGGTTGACTATGAATTCCAAGAAAGTTCCTTTTGCCAAAATTGAAATGATTGTAATGTCCGTTCTAATCCATAACTTTTCCACATATGGTTGCAAGATCACCAAAGAAATTGAAAGTCACCACCAAAGAAAAAATAGACAAGAAAGAACAAGATGATGCACAGAAAACAAAAATGTTTCAGAAATATATAATCCACATTGGTCAGTGGATCATGATTGACAATCAAGTGTCAATCAACCCCAAATCCTGATTTGTTCCAAAAGAGCAAATTGAATCTGGGTTCAAAGCTTACCTCAAGAAATAACACTATTTTATGTCACCAACAATCACACCAGAAATCACAGAACTCAGAAAGAAGATCAAGAAGCTTTCCAAGAATGACAACTTCTTGAAGAATCTTCATGAAGAAACAAAGATTTCTTTCTCTCATATCAGTCTCTTCAAAGATTGAAAGCGGTGAATCTCAACAGAGAAATTCTTCTTGCTGAAGAAAGCTGTTGAAACTCTTGAAGAAATATATGGTTCAATTGAATAGTTTTCAATGATGCTCTTTCAATGAGAGGGTATCTTGAAGGTGGTTCATCTTCATTCTATTTTCTAATATTTCCATCTATGATGAAATATCTCATTGCACTCATTGTGCTTGCTGTCTCAGCTGTTTCAACTGTATCTGCTGCAAGTGGTTCAACTTCCACTGGAAGCACTTCAACTGGAAGCACCAGCACTGGTGTGACAGTTCAGGTCTCTCATGCTTGAGCTGGTTGAGTGATCCGAGGATTCAACATGACAACTCAGTCATTTGATCTTGTTCCACAGTGTTTCCCTTATGTTTGGATTGTTGAGTTCTACAAAGGAAACTTCTTTGATCTCTATATCAACCAGAATAAGTGCCGAGCACAGCGGTTCATTGATTTTGGTGTATAGCCAACCCCCTCTTCTGAGGGACTTGCGGTGGTGACAGGAAAGGCATTCTGAGCTGACTTCAACCCAGTATTATGAGGGTTCGACCCCCTTCCACCGCTCCATTCTTCTATTTTTGCACCTTTTCCACATATGAAAACAATAAAATTTGATAGACCAGAGATTCATTCAAAGTTTGAATGAAAATGTGCATATTGTTGATGTGAAATCACAATCAAAGAAATGCAAGTTGAACACATAATCTCAAAAGCAAATTTTCAAATGTATGTTTGAAACTCATTCAAAGTTCCAGAATTTCTGAAACATTTGAGGCTGTGACATGAGAACCACCCTGACAATCTTTTTCCATCTTGCAGAAAGTGCAATCACTACAAAAGCACATTTGATCTGGAAACATTCAGAAAACAGCTTTGATTGCAACTCACAAGACTTCAGGAAAACACAAACTTCAAACTTGCAAAGAAATATGGTCAGATTGCTGAAACTCCTCAAGAAATAATCTTTTATTTTGAAAAATATGTCAAAACACCTATGTAATAATTGCATCAAGCTTCCAAAGTTTCAAGAGTCTATTTGAGATGCAATCACAATTTCCTTAGTGCGTTCATATCACTGTGCAGAGTGTGAGAGAGAATTCATGTATTATTGCAAATATTGCAAAATGAACATGAGAACACTTGACCACAATCAAGAATGACTTCATTATAAAGACAAATGATTGTTCTGCTCAAAAAAATGTGCTCTTGATTGGATTGATTTTTCTTCAGACCAGATGTGTGAAAATGAAAGGAATCTTCAAGAGTAATACACAAAAACAACCACAAAAAGACACAATTTGTGCCTTGCATTCAATATATTCATATTTTCACCTTTTGCAACATGAAAACAGCACAATCAGAAGCCACAAAAGAGCAAGCAATGCTTCTCAAGATCACCTGACAGAACTGGAAGCAATTCAGACCTGATAACTGGTCACAAATGAACCTGACAGAACAAGCAAAATGGATGCAATCTCAATGATTGATTCAAAATCCACTTGTGTCTGAGTAGACCAACAACAAAAAGCAAAAATTGATTTGCTTTCAGTAAAATTTCAATATAATAAATCACATTGAACCTCATTCAGAATTCTGGATGAAGAAATGTGATTTTTTAACTTTTCCACAATATGTGAAATTCCCTCAATTCAGTTCAGATCATCTGAAATCTCACCGCTGATCCAGAAATCAAAGAAACACCGAACGGACAAATCCACCACATGTTCACAAAAGAAAGAATCCTCTTCATTGCTTCCATGATCTTCTTGATCTGGATTTCCCTCAATGACTATAACATCAAGATTCATGACAGACTTGAAGCAAGCTGCAACAAAACTGGTTGAAGCTATATTTGAGGAATGTGCATTCACCCTATAATCAAAAATCCATAACTTTTCCACTATGTTTGACACCAAGAAAACCAAAGAATATGACATCTTACCATTCTGAAAGGTCATGTATTTCACTTGAGCATTGAGACTCAAGAAAGAGGAATCAAAAACATTTGAGTGAGTCATGATCAGAAGAATCAAGATGAGAGTGCTTCACCCTTTCTGATTCATCTTTCTTCTCATTTGCTTCTTCCTTGTCTGATGGGAATGAGTCAAAGAAAACTGGTCAACTGATTTCTGCATCATATAATTCTATGCACTACACACAGCAAACAATCAATCCAGATCAAATCATTATTTCTTCACCTGATCCAAAATATGCACCAAGAGAATGGTTCAACCGTCAACAATTCCTCAGAGAGAGAATTGAGTCAAGAAACACAAAAGCAATCCTCACCTGAGATTGGGAAAGCATACATTCCATACAGCAAGAAGCATAATATTCAGAATGAAACACTTGCATCATACTGTGACTATCTTGAAAGAGTTGTGTGAGTTGATCCACTCTTTTCCCATCGATTCATTCAGATACAGAAAACAAAAGTCATTGATGATTTTCAATGTACTCAATTTGAGATTGAGACTTTCTTCATATCATCAGAACTCATCACGATAGTATATCACAAAGGGAAGATCACAGGATATTGACCACAAGAGCTTGTTCTATTTGAATGAATGATCTCTGAATTGTTCTTTTCCTCATATCAGCAGATTATATCAAAACTGAGAAACCTGAATTCATAATTTGCCAAAAGCAAAATTCTGAATATTATTTCAATGATTATCACATAATGAATTCCTATGAGTGACATAGACAACACACCAGAAGAAAACATCACAGGAAAGAAATGACCATGAAGACCTGAGAAATGGAATGATCCAGCAGATATTGCAGCAAAGATTGAAGAATACTTCATGAGGGCTGTTGATTGATATGCATATTATAAAAAAAATGTGATGTACGAATATGAGAAGGAATCATTCAACAAAAGAACAATTGACTGGATGAATTGAGTCTGAAGAAAGTTTGAAGATGATGATGAATGGGAAGCAAGGAAACCAAGAGAACCAAGTGAATGAGAGTGGATTCACATGTATGAAACACCAACCATTTCTTGACTTGCTTTGTTTTTAGAGTGTGATATTGACACAATCAAGGCATACAAGGGAAAAGATGAATTTTTCCGAACGATAAAAGAAGCGTATCTCAGAGTTCAGAAGGTATATGAGGAAAGATTGCATGGACACAATGCCACTTGAGCAATATTTGCACTCAAGAACTTTGACTGGAAAGACAAACAAGAAACTGATTTAACCAGCGGTTGACAACCAATGTTCTGAAAAATAAAAGTAACCATTGAAGAATAAAAAATGAATATCATTCAAGAATACGAGCTTCATGTGAAATTCACAAAGAAACAATGAGAATTCCTCAGAGCTTTCAATGACCGCTCTATTCTTGAAATTCTGTTTGGCGGTGGTGGTCGTTCTTGAAAGACATGGTGAATATGTGAGTTGATCACCATGACATCAATTGAGCTTCCATGAATAGTCTGGTTGGTCTGAAGAAATGAATGGTCTGATCTGCAAAAATCAACACTGGTGACATTGCTGAAGGTTCTCAGAAAACATGGAATGGTGAAATGTGTTCACTATACTGTGAACCTTCAGACAAAAGAGCTGGTTTTTTATAATGGATCAAAAGTGTTCTTCATCCCTCTGAAGCAGCAACCATCTGATACAGAATTTGATTTTCTCTGATGATATGAATGAACATTCTCTTTTGTTGATGAAGCACAAGAGGTGACCAGAAAAGCAATTGATGTTCTGAAGACCAGATTGACTGAAAAGATCATGGAATATGATCTTGTTCCAAAGATCATCATGTGATGCAATCCAAGAAAATGACATCTGTATAATGATTTTATCAAACCACAGAAAGAAGGAAAGCTTGCAAAGGACAGAATCTTCATTCCTGCTCTATACACTGACAATCCATATATTGATCATGAAAAGTATGCAGCACAGTATGCAAACTCAAACAAGGTCACAAAAGAGAGAATATTGAAATGAAATTGGGAATATGATGACAGACCAAACAAGCTTTTCACATATGATGCAATCTGTGATCTGTTCACAAATCCATCTGTGAGGGGTGACAGATACATTGTGGGTGATGTGACAGGTGAAGGAAAGGACAGGTGACCAATATCAGTGTGGGAATGATGGACAGTGATTGATCATTATGTCTTTGACACCTGTTCACCTGAACAGTATCAGAACAAAGTGAAAGAGTTCTCAACAAGATATTGAATCCCTATGTCTCAAACACTTCTTGATCAAGACTGACTCTGATGGTGAGTTGTCTGAAACCTGAAGTGTAAATGATTTCAGAATGGTTCATCTGCTATTGATAACAGAACAGACCAGCAAAAGAAAGATCAATGAGGAAAACCACAATTCCAGAACCTCAAAACTCAGTGTTATTTCATACTTCAAACACTCATTGAGACAAGCAAGATCAACATTGCACAGATGGACAGATGGATTGACCAGATCACTGAAGAGCTTGATGCATATGAAGAAATCAATGTTGATTCTGATTGAGCAAGAAAGATCACTCCAAAGGATGACATCAAAGCAATGATTTGAAGATCACCTGACTTTGCTGATATGCTTGCAATGCGGTGCTGGTTCGAGATTGCACCAAAGAAGAGAACTGTTTCAGCTTGATAGTCTCATTTTATCCATAATCATTTTGCTGTATGAAAAAAGAATCAGAAATCACACTAAAGGTTTCTCTTGCATGGAAAAGAACCACAGTCTTTCTGAAGCTGGTCAGACACAAGCTTTGAAACTGACATCTTCACTGAACATGGGATCAATATTTGTTCCCTATTGTGGCACATTATAGAGACACAGAAAACAATCTCATGTCCAAGCTCAACACAGATGAAAGAGGTGGTGACAGACATTCAGAAGCTGCAAAGGCTGCAAGAACTCAGAAGAAATTTGTTGCTGATCCACTCTGATTCAATAAATACAGATATGATGACCAGATCAGAGAGATCATCAAAAACATTGATGAGAAAGCACAAAGTGAAAAAATCTTTCAGAAAGAAGAAAAAACAATATAATTTCATCAAATAACATTCAAAAATATGTCACTTCTTTCATGACTTTTCACAAATGCTTGAAAATCAAAACCAACAGTAAACTGATTCTCGATCAGCACCATTGATGTTGTGAATGCAACTTCTCTTTCATTGTTCTATGAGTTCTATGAAAGGAATCCATATATTGCTGCTGTGATCTGAAGAATTGAAAGTGATGTTGGTTCTCACTGATTTGAAATCAGGAAATACAAGAAAGAACAACCGCTTGATGAATATAAAAGACTCATAAAAGCTTCCATCTGATACACTCCAAGACAGTTCATCAAGAGAGTGATCAGAGATTTTGAAGTGACTGGAAATGCATATGTGTATATTGCAAGAGATGGAAACAAGGTGACAGGGCTTCAAATCCTTGATCCAAGATATGTCAAACCAATCATGCAGAAAGATTGAACAATCCTCTGATATGTTCAGCACATCAATGGAATCAAATCATATTTTCTTCCAGATGAGATTCATCACCTCAGATGAGACACTGACTTGAAATATGAATGTGTGGGAAGATCAAAGATGGAATCACTCTTCATTGACCTTGAGACAGACAAGGAAGCAAGAGATTCAAACCTTGCATTCTTCAGGAATAATCAGACACCAGCATCAGTGATTCTTCTTGATCCTGACTATTCATTGCCAACTGATGCAGCTGAAGCAGCAAAGACAAAGAAGCAGTTGAAAGAGGTTCTTGAGTCTGGAAAGTACACATGAGGAAAGCAGAGACACAGAACATCTGTGTGGGAAGGTGTCAAAGATGTGATCAAGGTTCAAGACAAGATTTCAGACATGGAATTCATCAACACACGAAAGTTCACATTGGACATGGTGTGTGCAGTCTATGAAGTGAACAAAGACATTCTCTGAATCACTGAGACTTCCAACAAGAGTGTTGGAAATGTTCAATCTGAAACATACTATTTCAGAATTGAAGAGAAAGAAAAGATGATTGATGAGTTCATGACAGCAATATTCCAGCAAGTCTTCTGACCTGAATATTCATATGTGACTCTTCAAGACAATGTCAGAACACTCACCATCAGATCAGACCTTGCAACCAAGCTCTTTGAAAAAGGTGTTGTCACAAGGAATGAAGCAAGAGAAATTCTTCAATATGATCCTGTTGATTGATGAGACTCATTCTCAGAAAAACAATCACAGAAACCAGAAGACCAGAAGCAAAATTGAGACCAGACAAACACTCAATCCAATCAATAATTTTCAAAAGTCATTTTTCTCTATATAATCCATCATTATGAATCCAACAGATAAAAACATCACTGAAAATAGGTTTGAACTTCCAATGACATGTGACAAGCTCGATCAATCAGCAATTGATTCAATCCTCAGTATGAAGATTGATGCTTCAAAGATGAAGAAAACCTGAAAGACAATTCCATCATCAGAAAATGTGATTGTCTTCAAAGGTATAGTTTCACAAAACTATGCAGCATGAGAATCTTCAAGGAACTCATACAAGTATGATCAGACAGGCTGGATATTTGATTCATACTCTCTCAATCCTGTGATCCTTTGGCAACATGATCAATACTATGGTGCAATTGGATATGCTGTTCAATTTTGGCTTGATGAGGAAAAGAACCTCAATTGACTGTTCTATGTTGACCTTGACACACTTGAACCAAGACATGCAAAGCAGATCAAGAATGGATATGTCTCAGGAATCTCAACCTGAGCAATCACAGTTGAATATATGTTTGAAGAGAATGACACGGGAAACAGACTGACAAGAGATGAAGCAGAAGAAAAGTATGGTTGGGAAAATGTGTTTTGGTCTCTGTTTTGATATGCAAATGATTTCATCACATTGATCATCACAAAAGCTCAAATGATAGAAAATTCAATGGTCACCATTGGAAGCAACGAAAAGGCACTTGCGGTGCAAAACTCAATAGGCAATTATTTCACAAAGATTGCTGAAGAGTATAAAAACTCAAAGACTGGCTCTAATCAAGCGAATTTATCCTCTAACAATTTGACTATGGAAAAACCAGAGATCAAAAAGGACAACTCACCAGAAGACACACCAACTGTTTCTTCTGCAACAGATACCCCAGCATCTGAAGCAGCAGCAACATGAAGTGAAACTGATGGTGGTGCTGGTGATGGTGTTGATCCAGCAACAGTGACAGATTCTGTGAAAACAGATGCTGCCAATGATGTTGAAACACTCAAGAACACTGTTGATTCTCTCAGTAATCAAATTGAGAAGATGAAGCAAGATCATGCAAGTGAAATTGCAAAGCTGAACAGTGATCATGAAAAGGCTCTGACTGATGCTATCAATAGCAAAAGGGAAGAGGACAGAAAAAACCTTGCAACTGTTGTCAATCAGGTTGATGTTCCTGAGAAGACAGATGAACCAGAAACTGAAGTCAACTCACTTGAAGACTTTGGTGAAAAATACATCACAAAGTAATTCTCTATTTTTATTTCTCTTATTTTCTCTTTTATGACTACAAAAGAAGCTCTGTTCTATAATGCAATAGCAATCATGCATGTGAACAAGAAAGGCGGTGACATGCTCACTGACTTTGCAAATGCCCTAAAAAACTCTGGTGAGACACACTCTGTGTCACAACTCCTTGACATGACTGGTGAACAGTTCCTCAAGACAAATGCCAATGAGTCAATGTCAACTGGACAGGCTGGATTTGGTCAAGAATTCGTTCAGGAAGTTGTGCTTTCAGCAGAACTCATTGAGCGTCTTCAGGTTGAAGGATCACTCCTTGAGGGTGCAACAATCAAGACCATGACTGCAAAGACACTTGATCTTCCAGTTCGTGGTGCGAAGATTCGTATGGTTGGAACAACTGAAAATTCAAATGCTCCAACAGGTGGTGCAGTTGCTGGTGAGAACAAGAAAGCAAAAACAGCTTCTGTTTCTCTTGAAGCAAAGACACTCATTGTGACAATCTACTATTCAGATGAACTTCTTGAAGACTCTGTCATCAATATTGCTGAATATGTCATGGGTGAACTCACTGCTGCATATGAAACATCAGTTCATGAAATCATCATCAATGGTGATGTTGACACTGGTGCAAACACAAACATCAACATAATTGATGGAAACACTTCTGCACTTCCTGATGGAAACAAAACTGACTTCCTCAAGTTTGATGGAATCCGAAAACTTGCACTTACAAAGGGAACTGTTGTGAATGCTGGTGGAAATCTTGCCCTTGAGAATATCCGAACTGCTCGTGCAGCTATGGGTGCAAAAGGTCTTGATCCATCAAAACTCCGCCTTGTTCCAGACATTTCATCATACTTTGAACTCATGAACCTCTCACCAGTTGAGACAATGGAAAAGTTTGGTGATGCTGCAACAGTGAAGAATGGTGTGCTTGTAGCAATTGACGGAATCAAGATTGTCTCTCGTGAAGAGATGATCAAGGCAACTGCAACAGGTGAAATCTCTTCAAATCCTGCTCTCAATACAAAGGGTGCAATGGCAATTGTCCATGTTCCTTCAATGATTGTTGGTATTCGTCGAGGTCTCACAACTGAGACTTCACGATATGTTGAAGAGCAACTCACTGGTGTGACTGGTTCAGCTCGCATGGCTCTCACATTCAATGACATTCAGAACAACAAGGTTGCAACTGCACCTGCTGCTATTATCGTCAACATATAAGAAAAAGCACCACATTCACTTGTGGTGCTGGTTCTTTTTCTCTATCCCTTAAACAATCAAGATTCATATGGTCACACTTTATGCATTCAAATTCAATGAGAATTTGACAGTCTCGATTGGTGGACAGAAAAGGCAAGATTTCAAGAAAGGTGCAAAAATAATTGTCACATATTCTGATTATCTTCCTCTTCTGAGAATGGGACTCACATTTCTCTGAGAAGCTGTATTGACTCTCAAAGATGTTGAAAAACTCATTGTTTCACCAGAAGACAAAGAAGCAGAGGACAAGAAAGCAGCTGAAGCAGCTGCAACAACTGCTGCTGAAGAAGCTCTCAAGGTTGCAACAGATGCTCTTGAAGCTCTCAAAAATCCAACTCAGGAATAAAGCACATTTTCTTCACAATAGTGAAGAGCAAGTGTCTTTCTGATATATGGAAAGGACAGTGAGCAGAACTCTTTGCAGAAGCGATTCTGTGAGGTCGGTTTTGCTCACAATCCTGTTCAAATATTATCAAGTAAACTCAACACAATATGTCAACTTCTTCATTCATTCAGATCAAGGAAATCAAGGACATTTTGGGAATTTGTGACAGTTCTGATGATTGAAGACTCTGAGTGATTCTTGATTCAGTGACTGACCAGATATTTTCTCAGGTCGGAAATCTCATTGAGTCAGAAAAAAAAGAACTCTTCCCTGTGAAGATGGAATCCATCAGAAATTGAATTCTTCCAATATCAGTGATCAATGTTTCTCAGCTCACCAAGATTTGCAAAACTGACTTCACATCAATGGTGGCTGGTGAGGATTATCAAATCAATGATGATGGAACAGTTCAGGTTCTCAATCTTTCTGACTACATAGACACTGACTTTGACAAGTTTGAGGTGAAATATATTGCTGGATATAAGAAAGCACCAGCAGACCTTGTGAATATCATTGCAACTCTGGTTGGTCTTGAGTTATCAAAAGACCTCTGAAAAGATGTCATTGAAGAGCAGACATGACCAAGAACAGTGAAGTGGTCTGATCCATCAAGGTGACAAGGTTGAGCAGATGCAGCACAGAAATCAGCAGCATCAAGACTCAGAAAATATATTCCAGTTCATTTGAGAATTTTCTAAAAGCAAAATATGAACCGCAGATTCTACAACTATACATGCTCAATATACACATTCTGACAGGTTGTGGAAAGATGAACCATTGTGCAATGAAAGGTGGTGAAATATCAGAACATCAAGTGTGCATTGTGGAAGAACACCAGATCATATGGTGAAACTCCGCTTGCAGTGCAGACAGATGTGAACAATTATGAAATCAACCTTCATCCATCATATCCAGTTCTTCAGGGTGATATTGTGTCAACCAAGATTTGAGAATTCAAAATTGATCAGGTCATTGAGCACCATGATCACCGATGAAGGCTCGAAAATATACAGCTTTTTGTTTCTTCAACCACATAGAACATGGCAAAATATGAAATCAACCTGTGACAAATGGCACAAGACATTGCAATCAAAGCGGTTCAAGATACACTTCCAGAACTGCTTCAAGAAATCAAAATGAAATCACCAGTGAAAACAGGAAAGTTTCTTTCTTGACACAGGATGCTTCCAGTCAGGGTTGAAGGTGGTCTGGTGATCTGAGAAGTGGTGAATGACTGAGAATATCCAGAGAATGTGGAATTCTGATGGAAAAAGACCCCTGTTCGGTGGCATATGCATGATGGAACAATCTTTCACAGCAAAGGTGCTGAGACATATCAGAGGGCATTGGCAAAGGTAAAATCTAACTTTTTGAAAAGATTATGACAGTAATTGCAAACATTGGTGCATATCTTGACTTGCTTCAGACTCATGTCAATTGACTCTGAGTATGATTCTCAATCTATGCTGGAAAGCCTATTGCAGAACAGCAAGGAACAAACGGATATTTCTTCATGATCTCGAATGCTGAGAAAGTGTGAGATGATTCAGAGTGAACCCATATCAAAGAAGCTCTTTTTGAATTCATCATCATTTCTGGATCAAAGGCAACACCAGATGTTGAGCTATATGAGAAGCTGGATGCACTCTCAAATCTCATGGTGACACAGGCTGGTGAAAGGGTGACACTTCCATGAGGGTTCACAATCTATTCAATCCAAGAGGCTTGACAGAGCGGTATTCTCAGTGATGTCAAAGAGAATCCATATATTGTTGCACAATACAAAATTGTGTATCAATACCGATACTCCGCAACCCCTCGCATATAGGGTTTCAAAAGACCATTTTTTCTATATAATGACCCCGATGAAGTGTGCTGGGGGGGTACTGCTTCACACAATTTTATTTCTTTTTATTCTCAAACTATGGCTGTACTAGACCTAGACAAAAATGCTGTGTTTGGTGAGAACGGAACATGAAAACTTTATCTTGCAACAAACTTTGCTGGAATCACTTATGATGACGGTAATGGTACAAATGAAGATGAGGCAATCACTGCTCTTGCTGCTCTCACATACTCAGACATTTGATACTTCGAGAAATTTGAAGTGTCAATCAAAAAGGGTGATGAAAAAGTCATCATGACTGACTATTGTTCAGTTGGTGAAATTTCAAGAAAGAAAGAGTTTGTTCCATGATTCAAAGTGGATGTTCAAGAGATTCTTGAAATGAGCAATCTTTCTGATATTCTCGGAACTGAGCTCAATGCAACTCAGGTTGGATCTGAACTCATTGGTATGAAGCGAATCATGAAAACAAATCCGTATCAGGTTTTCAAGTTCGTGACATGTCCAAAGGGTGGAAAATCAAACACTTTCTATTTTGTGAAAGCTGCACTTTCTGGTGATATTTCAATTCCTTTCACCAATCTCAATCGTGAAGATTTTGTTGGTGTGACTCTGGAATTTGAAGTTGCTGAAGGTGGAAATTTCTATATCAAAAAAGAAGTATAATCCAACCAGAAACATTCTTGAAAAAAGGGCTTCATATTCATGAGGCTCTTTTTTATTTCAAAAAAGAACATTATTTGTATAATGCAAAGTATGAAAAACACTGAATTTCCACTCAGAAAAACATTTGAGCAAGACTTCATTTCAGAGGATGCAAGAGCACTCTTCACACTGAAATATGTCCAAGCAACCATGAAAGAATATCATGAGTTTTTTGCAATGTCTCATGTTGACCAGATCAAAGAGCTGTATGAACTCATAAGAAAGCAAATCCCACTCACTCGGAAAGAAAAGCTGATTTCACTCATATTCAAATGATTCAGAGGGAAGCTTGAAAGATCACTGGACATTGATTTAATCATCCAGAATATTCTTGCAAATAAATTCAGGACATATGAATCAATATATGAGAGTGTTGCACACCTCAGACAGTCTTCAGGAAAGCAAAAGAAATCTCTTTTCTCTGCAAATATGTCAATTGTTTGTCAGAAATACTGCATTTCACCAGTTGAGCTTTTTGAGAACTTCACTCTGGAACAATATATGTGGCTTCAGGATGGTGTTCTTTTCAACCTCAATGAGACTGACAAAGAGTGACAAGCTGAAAACCAATTGGCTCTTGTGGATAGAGAAGAGGTGAAAAAGAGAGCTGAAGAAACCAGAAAGGCTTTTGAAGAGCATGAAAAATCAAATCAATAATTCTTTTATTATCAAAAAAGTATGTCAACACAGAAAATGTCTGCACAAGTTGTGGTTGAAATAGATCAAAAATCAATCAAGCAATCTGAACAGGAACTTGAGAGATTGAAGAGTCCAACCGCTCTGAAAATGGCAATTGATCTCTGATCACTCAGACAGCAATTGCTTGTTCTGAACAAGGCTTTGAAAGAGGCTTTGAATGTTGGTGATTCCAACCTTGCAAAAAAGCTCTGAGGTGATATTGAGATTCTCAAAAAGCAGATCACTTGAGCATGAAGAGAACTCACAAACTTTGTGAGAACAGGTGACAAAGATGTGTCTGTTCTCGGAAAGATGTTTCAACAGGTCGGAATTGACATCAATTCAGGGTTCTGAAAGGTGCTCAGTGCTCTTTCATGAAGCTTTGCTCAGGGTGCATCAAATACATTCAACAAAGTCTGACTGTGAGCAACATGACTCTGACAGAAGCTTCAATGACTCGCAACAGAAGCTGAGACAACATGAATGACACTCTGAAAGGCTCTCTGATGAACAGTTCTTCTTGCTGGTGTTGCTGCACTCGGAACAGCAGTCTTCAAGCTCGGTCAAGAAGCTCTCATGCTTTGAGACAAATATGAACAAGCCTCACTTTCATTCACTGTGATGCTCGGTTGAGCTGAGAAGGCAAAAGTTCTTCTTGCTGACCTAGCAACATTTGCATCAAAGACACCATTTGAGATTCAGGGAATCAGAGATTCTGCAAAGCAACTCATTGCATTTGGTATCAGCTGAGATTCTATCATATGAACATTGAAGATTCTCTGAGATGCAGCAGCAGCCACAGGAACACCGCTTGAGCAAATTGCATATGCATATGGTCAGGTGAGAACAGCAAATCAGCTCTATGGAACAGAGCTCAGACAGTTTGTGAATGCTGGAATCCCGATTCTTTCAGAGCTTGCAAAGATGTATGGTGTGAGTGAACAAGCTGCAAGAAAGATGGTTGAAGATGGGAAAATATGATTCAATGATGTGCAAGAGGCATTCAAGAGAATGTCATGAGAGGGGTGAAGATTTGCAAATATGATGGGGGTTCAAGCTGAAACACTCACTGGAAAATGGTCAAATCTGAAAGATAGATTCACAATATTTCTGGAACAGATGTGAACTGCAATGCTTCCATTTGCAAAGCTTGTTGTTGATGCTGGATCATGGTTGTTCACTCAGTTTTCAAACAGCTTCCAATGAATGCAGATCATCACAACCATTGTGACAGCATATATCATTGACCGCTGGTATTATGTGGCAGATGTTTTCAATGGTGTGGTGATATTCCTGAAGAAATTCTGAGTGATCTGGATGTCTTCATTTCAGCAGTTGGGTGATAATGTTTTCACCCTCATAGAAAATGTCTGAATTGCTTTTGATAACATGCCAGCATATATTCAATGAGGTCTCAACAAGGCTCTTGAAACCATCAATGGATTTGTGAACAAGGCTTGAGAAATGTTGAATGGTGTTGCTGAATTCTTCTGAAAATCATGAGGGCTTGTCTGAAAAGTTGACTTCAAATTGAATTTTGCATGACCAAAGAAAGATTTCAAAGACTTCTCAAGTTCTATTGCTCAAGCATGAGTTGAACAGGCTCTTGCTCTTGATGTACAGCGGACACAGTACAAAGCACACACAGCTGAGATGCAAGACCTCAACAAAGCCACTCTGAAGCAATATTTGACTGATGCAACCTCACAGACAAATGCATCAAAATGATTGAATTATAATCTTGAGAAGATTGCTGGAAATGCTGAAGAAGAGAAGAAAAAGAGCAACAAAAAGTGAGCTGATGCAGCAAAGAAAGCTGAGAAAGAAAGGCAACAAATATATGAAGATTCAATCAAATTCCAGAAGAAAGTGTTTGAAAATGCCATGAAACTCAGAGAAGATGACCTGAAAAGCACTGAAGAATATATTGGAAAACTCAAAGATGCTCTCAAAGAAATCAAAGACATTGAGAAAGAAATGAATGATGCAAATGCTGATGCTGGAAAGAGTTCAATGGAAGCGGTGGCTTCTCAATATAGGACATTGCTTGAAGACCAGAAGGCTCTTGAAAAAGATCTTCAGAAAGAGATTCAAGAGAAAACTGGAACATACTTTGCTGTTGATCCAGAAATCCAGAAAAACATTGATGAGACAAAAAAGCAAATCAAAGAGCTTGAGGATTCATGATTGATGGATCAGAACACGAAAGCAAAAGAGCAACAGAGAGCATCACTTGATGACAAATGACAATCCAGATTTGATCTTCAAGACAAGCTCTGACAGATTGCCATTGATAATGCCAACAAGCAAGCTGAACTTCAGAGAAAGAAAACTGAGATTGAAGAAAAACTCTGACTGAGCAAATACCAAGCTGAACAAGAATTGATTGTTCAAGAGAAGCGAAAATCAGCAAATGAAATTGCTCTCAATAAGTACAAAGACATGATTGCACTGGTTGAAAGGTGAATCACTGACAATACACAGAAAGAAATTGACAAAAGAATGTCATTGTATGCTCAGGAAGAACAAAGGCTCTTGAGACTCATAGAACTCAGAATGCAGGCTTGATATGCAGTGGGTGCAATATCAGCTCAACCACAAGCAAACACCACCAACAACACAACCAATGTCAACATGAATGCACAGATTGCAAACTCAGTGGACATTGATCAAGTTGCTCAATCCCTTGCAAGAAAAATTCAATTATCCTCTAAATGAGTATCATAAATATGAACAACTCTCAATTCAATCAAGACCTGTTCAATCAGGATCATGCATATGCAGAAGCAGCACAATATGGTGTTGCTTTCAACTGATACAATCTCATGAGTCTCTGTTGAGCTTCTGTCTGAGTGGCTGTTCAGTCAGGAAGTCTTCACAACCTTGCTGCTGATGTCACATCAGCAGTTTCATCACTCTCTGATGGTTGAACCATCATTGACAAGAAGTATGGAAACAAGACAGTGGTGATCTCTCTTTTCATACAGGGAACAAGCAATGCTGACCTGATTGCAAGAATTGATGAACTGAAGCTCAAGACACAATGAATTGAGTCAAATTTTGATATTATGGTATGAGATAAAATCAGAAGATATGAAGCAACTGTTGTTTCCATAACTGTTCCACCATTCAACAAGCTGGTTGATTTTCTGGAATGAATAGAAATGGAAATTCTCATCACCTCACCACACTGGAAGCTGAAAGACATGTCACAGGTGTATGTTCAATGAATGACTGCTGATTTCTCAAAGGTCGTCACAAATGAGTGAACATACAAATCATATCCAATTGTTGAGCTGATCACAAATGCATGATCCACTCTCAGTGCTGTTTCAATAGAGATGAAAAAGGTCTGAGAAGTTTCATGATACACAATCAGCATCACTGAAACAATCAATCCATCATCAGTTGTGATCTTTGATTTCATAGAAAAAAAGGTCACAATCAATGATGTTGAAGTGAACTTCACTGGTGTCATGATGCCAATGCAGACAGGTCAATCAGTCTTCACATTTGATCTGACATGAACAATTGATGTCAATGCATATATTCTTCATTATCCAACTTTTTTGTAGTCTATGAAATCATTTGAAATCAAGGTATATTCCAGAGTCTGAACATTCAAGAAAACTATAAATCCAAAAGACATCACCTCTGAAATCAGTTTTTCAGAGGATTTGGAATGAGGTCAATCAGATTTGCTTCTCTCATTCAGAGGGGATTTTTGAACATACCTTTCAACTGACATTGTTGAAATTCGTGAAGTTGATGAAGAGAACAAAGATATTTCCAGAACATACACAGGAATCATTGAAGAAATCTCATTTGATGAGTATGAGACATATTGAGTTGTGAATCTTCAGCTTCTCTGAGTCTTCACCGCTCTGAATGATAAAATATTCAAGAGTGGTGCAAATAGGAAGTTCACAGTTTCAGCAACACCATGAAACCTTGTGAAGCAGATCATTGATTCATTCAACACTGATTATTGAACACTTTCTTGAGGAAATACACAGAATCTTTCATGAAATATCATCAGATATACTGGAAGCAGCATTGATGTCACTGGAACTGCTGCAAACTATGAGTTTGACAATGATTCATGTATTGATGCAATCAAGAAAGCACTTGAGGACAAGTGATTTTCATTCTTCATCTGATCTGATGGAATCTGCTATGTTCAGCAAGATTCTGGACAAAGCACAGTTTCTTTGACAATGGGAAGAGAAGTGATCAAGGTGAACAGAAAGATTCACAAGCGGGAAATGGTCAACAAACTTTATCATGAGAGAGCATTGAACAATGAACAGACATATTCTGATCCATCATCAGTTGCACTGTTCTGAGTGATAGAGAAAAAAGAAATTGACTCTTCAATTCAAGATGCAACAACTCAGAACACTGTTGGTGCAAAGAAGATTCAAGAATATGCATATGATAGGAATGAAATTTCAATCCTCATGAAACCTCAGAAAACATCTTCCATTGTTCCTTGAATGATCCTGACAATCAATAATCTCAAGACAGCTCTTTCATGAAAGAAGATCACAAAGATTTCAAAGCAGAAAGATTCATGGACAATATATGTTGGTGATTTCATTTCTTTCTGAAATTCTGTTCTCAAAAAGTAACTTTTTTCATATAATCTTTTTCATATGGCATACAAGAAATACACACCTGCAAACAATGCATTTGCAACACTCGCATTCCCGATTGATGACACAGATTTGACCTGTGTTCTTCAGTGAAAATATTGAAGAATGCCAACAGCAAACTTCATTCTGAAGGTAACTCACACCGCTGCTGGTGTTGTCACTGGTCGTGAAAACATATATGTCACAACTCGAACTGGTGCAAATTGTACTGGTCTTGTCAGAGCATATGAACCAGTTCCAACAGATGATGATGCAACAACAAACATTCAGCAAGCATTGAATTTTGATGCTGGTGATATTGTTGAAGTAATAATAAGCTCAGAATATCTGATAGACATTCAAGAGGAAGTTTCAAGGCTTTGAAGTATTCCCGCAACAATTATATGAGAAATAAGAATATGGGCTTTATCAAATGCACCTACATGATGGCTATTGTGTGATTGAAGTGCAATAAGTAGGGTAACATATTCTGATTTATTTAATTTATTAGTCCCAAATAAATGAACAGCAACCATTTCAATTGCAACACCATGAGTTGTTACATTGAATTCACACTGACTAAACATTTGAGATTCTTTTTATTTTGCAACAACCTGAGCATTGCCAACTTGATTGACAGCAAATACATTGTATTATGTTATATCAACTTGATTTTGAGTGAATTCATTTCAATTATCAACCTCAAGATGAGGTGCTGCAATAAATACTTCATGAACACAATCGTGAGTTCATACACTTTTTTGATGTTCGTATGGATTATGAAATTGATCAACCACATTCAATTTGCCTAATACAAAATGAAAAACAGTTGTTGGACTTGATACAGCACAATCAGAATTTGCAAATGTCAGTCAATCAGGTGGGGCAAAAACACACACACTTTCTGCTTCTGAAATGCCATCACATACACATACTGTTTGAGTAACAACAAGTAACACAAACTGAAGCACTGGTGCATTCTGATTAGCTGCAATAGGTTGATCAACTGTGACAAGTAGTGCATGAAGCTGATCTGCACATAATAACTTGCAACCGTATATCACATTTAACTATATAATGAAATACTAATTTATGACACCAGAATTCTTCTCACAACTTGCAGACAAATCAATCAGCATTGCTGTTCTTGCCATTGGTTGATGGTTCATCATGAGATACTTCATGAATCAGGTCAATACTGAAAGATGACAAAATCAAGCAAATCTTCTTCAGTTTGTTCAACTCATAAAGGAATCCAATCAGGTTCATTCAAAAACAGCTGAAACACTTCAAACTGTATCTATACAGAACAATGATCTTCACAGAAAGGTTGATGCACTCAAAGATGCTCTCAATGAATGAAAGTTCTGCAAAAAAGCATAATAATCTCACACTATGAAATTCCAGTTTCCAAAAATCATCATCCCTGAATTTCTCAAACTGAAGAACTCTTCTGATGTTGTGATCAATCCAGCAACAGAAGAGAAGCAGACAGAGATGAAATCACTGCTTTCTGAAATCAGTGATCTTGTTGCAATCATGAAGCATGTTGCATATGCAATCACAAGGTCACCATCACTTGAATGAAACACAGGAAGAATGAGGGTGACAGTTGAGGGTCTGAGTGCAAACCAAACATTGACAACTGTCACAACAGTATGAAATGTGAACACTCTGCACAGTCTCTGAGGTTATATCTCAACAATTGATCAAGCCTATGCAACAAACAGAGTATCATGGTCACAGAATGTCTGAAATCGTATTCCATAATTTTCATTTCCTATGTCAACAAACTTTCGTGATGTTATAGACAAACCAGATTGGCGAATCATTGCACCAGCTCTCAATGGAAATGCTGTGTGAGGTTCACTTGCTTTTGATGTACAGAATTCAGATGAAAGATTTCTCTGAGTTTTTCAGCTTGTATCAAATACAGTGATGAATTTTTATAATACAGTCAATGACTGACAATCTTTTGTTGGTTCACCATGACTTGCTGGAACTTTCGGTGCTGGTGCAAACTCTGTTTTCGTGCCTTCAGCTTGACCAAGATGAACAATTGCTGCTGGTGCAACTCTTTCATCATTCACCCCATCTGCAACACTCGGTGCATCAATTCCACAGAATAGACTTGCATCAAGAGGGCTTGTGTGAAGAGGGTTTTTCATTCGTGTGATAGACAACTGAGCTGGTGGAACAGGAAAAACAGAAGAGAGAAGAATCATTGCAAATACTGCTGGAACAACACCAAAAATCAAGCTTGATTCAGACCTTTCATTCACACCTGTGACATGATCATCATTTGAAATCCTTTCTGGTCGTGTGTACATGCTTTGAGCTGGAACACTTGCAGCTGGTTCTTTCAAATATTTTGACATTGCATTGTGAACTTTCTCAGGAAACCTTTCAATCACAAATCTGATTGCCACTGTTGTAACAGATTCACAGATGATTGCTATTGATGAAACATACAATCCAAAGAACAAGAATTCATATGAAGGCTTTGTCTGAAGAATGACTGCAACCGCTGCAAATTCCACAACCATCACATGAAGCGGATTTCCAAGCACATTTGCTGATGGTGTCACATGAGTTCCAGCAAACTTCTTCAGAAACTTTCAGCTGAGAATTGTTGAAGATGCAACAGCACCAACCGCAGTTGGTCAAAGACAGATCATTGCATCACACACAGCTGGTGCAAATCCTGTTTTCACACCTTATGCAGCATGGACAGTTCAACCATCAAACACAGCAAAATTTGTCATTGAATATTCAAATGAAATAATTTTCAGAACATCCAATGTGGCAACATACTCATATGCACCATATCAGGTGAGAAACAATGCAGTTTTGACAACCGATGGTGCTCAAGCTGACACATGGTCTGCTGTACGATATGCAACAAGCTCAACCGCTACTGGTACTGGTATCATGGCTGTTGTTCCATTTTCATTCCCTCAATGAGACACAACAAAAGATCCACTTTTGACATTCAAGCCTTCAGAAATATTCCAATTCAGGTGAGGTGCTTCAACCGCTCTTGATATTCTTGACATTGCTGGTGGTGCAACAGGGGTATGGGCGAATGCTTCACCATATATGTCACTTTGAACAACATTTTCAGCTGGTTCAACCATTGCATATGATCCAGTCTGAGAAGATGGAAAGTTTGCATATATCAATCTCAACTGAACTCAATTCTTTTATAGGTTCAACATATTCACTCGTGACATCTGAGAATATGCCTATATGAGACAAACACAATGAACCGCTGTTGCTGGATGAAGAATGTATTCAACCCACTGAAAAGACAAGAATGATGCACAAATATCAGCAATATGACACATTCAATCATCTGGTGTATTGCATCATGAATGCTGGATCACCACATAATATTTTCTAATCTTTCCACACTATGTCACAAATCAAAGCTTGCATCACTACTCAGAAACTCTGTCTTGTTGAAGAAGTTGATTCTTCAGCTGATCTGCTCACAGGACTTCCAAAAGAATCAATCATTCGAGAGTTTGAGTGTTCTGAAGAACAATATTCTGCAATCACTGATCCAGAAAACTCATGGAGTTATTGCAACAATATCATATATCTCAATCAAGAAGAATTCATCACATTATGATAATCATTTCACTTCCAGCATCTTGACTCACACCAGCAATCAGCATTGAAGATATGTCTGAAGTTGTTGTGTCTTCATGAACAATGACTGAGCTTTGAGCATCAATTGAGGCTGGTTCATACAACTATGGTCATTCATACACATGAACCGCTGGTGATCAATACAAGATTTCCATTGATGCTGGTGCAACAATCACTGATCCATTGATCAGATATAATGAAATATATTTCACTGAAGAAGGTTCTTCATCAGGTTGAGCAACACTTGCTGAAATTGAAGCATCAACAATACTTGCAAAGAAATCACATGTTGATGGTGTTCCAGCAGCTGTCAGGTCAAATCTTGCTGTTGAGCTCGCAAGACTTGATGCAGCGGTGACAACAAGAATGGCAACCTTCACATATACAGCACCAGACAATTCTTCAATCTGAGCAATCAAAACAAAGACTGATCAGCTTTTGTTCACCTCTGGAAACCTTCATGCAGTTGCGAAACTGGTTGAAGACAAAACAGGATATTCACTCACACCAGCTGAGAGAACAGCCATTGCAGTTGCTGTTGAACAAGCAATTCTGAATGATGGTGATGGTCAAGCAATTCTCAATGCCATTGTGTGAGCAATAGGAAACCAGAACATTGATGAAATTGCATTGGTTGCAGCAATCAGAGCAGACATTGAAAGAAATGGATGAATGCTTGATATTGTGCCAACTCTTGCACAGATTGAAGCTTCTTCAGTTCTTGCAAAAGAATCAAGTGTCACTGCTATTCCTACAAATCCACTGCTTGCAAATGATGTGAGACTGGACAATCTGGATGCACCAGTGTCATGAGCATGATGATCTTGACTCACTCTCTGAGAGATCGAATGATCAGCAATTCTTGCAAAAGAAGCAACAGTGCTCACCAGAGCAACACCAAATGATGTTCAAGTCACTGTTGATGGTGGATTCTCTTCAACCGACAGAACAACACTTGAGACAATCCCGACACTCTCAGAGATTGAGGCTTCTTCAAAGTTCACAAACATTGAATGAAAACTTGCTCTTCTGGAAAGAATGGAAAGAGCAACCATCAGAATTGATGGAACTCAGCTGGTCATGGAAGACTGAACCTGAGAAATCCAGAGATGGAACATGAAAGATGCAAATGGTCTTCCAACTTCATCTGTTCCATATAAGAAAGAAAAAATCTCATAATCCTCACAATATGATTGCTTGAATCCTCACCATGTGACTGTGAGACACACAACAAACATTCACAAATCCAACTTTCATCTGAGAATTGAAAGCAGAAATCCAACCAGTGCAAGAACTCTCACTTGCAATATATTCTTAAGAATTATCACTAATCATTGAATAATATGTCTTGCTCTCAGCTCATTTCCATCAAGCAATTATTTGCGGATGATGTCATTGCCACAGTGACAGATGCTTCAGGTGTTGCGGTTGATCTCACAACATATGATGGACTTCAATTCATCATGGTTGATTCAGAGAACAATGAGGTGATCAATGACACTGGAACTTTTGTTGATAAGCCAACAGGGAAAATCAAATATTCTCTGAATATCACTCAGACTGCAACCACCTGAAGATTCAAAGCATATTTCAAACTCATGATCTCTGGTGTTCCGAAAAAGTCAGCACCAAAAGCCTATTTCTTCATTGAAATTGAAGAAGATTTGCTTTTCACACCATAGATATATGAAAATATACTCAAAACAAGCTCAAGACATCATCAAGAAAGATTTCAAAGACCTTTCACCATCTGAGATCAAAACACTCAGGGGTGAGGGGATTTTGAATGGTTTTGGTGGTGCTTCTCAATCATGGCTTGCAAGATTCTTCATCTGAATCATTCTTGCTGATTTTGATGAAGCAATTCCAGACATGCATGATTTCTCATATACTGTTTGAGGTGATGAAGCAAGAAGGCTTGAGTGTGATGAAAAGTTCTATCAAGCCATGCTGAATGAAATCAGAGCAAGATATGATGAATGAATGTTTGGGAAATGGGAACTTGTCTGGAAATCCATTGTTGCAGTTCTCGCATACAGTGCAATCAGGGCAAGGGGGGCAAGATTCTTCTTTTATCACTAATCACCGCAAATGGTATGGAAAAACACTATTCTGAAACATCTGAAGCAGATCAGGTTCACAACACTCATTCTGCTTGCACTCACCATCTTTCTTTCAGGCATTCAGGTTCTTCAAAGCTTTTAAGACTCATGAACAAAGAGGCTCTTGACCAGCTTGAACCATGAATGAATCTGTGAGCTTTTCCGTTTTGATATGATGATTCAAAGCCTCGCATTGATTAAATTATTTTTTTACTTTCTATATATGAACACAATCTTCATTTCATGCTGACACAATGCAGCCAGAAATTGGGTGAAAACAGAGAACTGAAAATGGGCTCTGTGACTATACAAAGACTATGGTGCAGTTGATCCGAAAAACAAAGACAATACTGAATATAGGTGGGTGAGAAAGGTTGCATGACAGATTTTCAAAATGTGATTCTGAACAACCAACCATGTGATTCAGGTCTTGCCAGAATGACTGAATCTTGATGATAGAATCAAATATATCAACAAGAGGGCTGTTGATGGTGACATCTGCATTGAGCTTCATATGAACTCAGGTGGATGAACTGGTTGTGAGGTTTTTGCTCACTGAGCTTCAACATATGCCATGAAGAAAGCCACTGAGATGAGTGCAAAACTTGCAAAGGGGATCTGAATGACAAACAGAGGTGGAAAGCCAGACACACAAACAAGATTCTGAAGACTCTGATTCATCCGAGACACAAAACCACTTGCATTTCTCATTGAACTCTGATTCATAGACAATGAGAAAGACAGAGATGCTGTCTGGTTGAATGGTGCAAGTGCTGTGATTGATTCAATCAATGCAATATAGGCTTGCAAAAAGTGAACTTTCATATATACTCTTTTTGTTCTTTCTTATGAAAGAATGGAAGTTTGCTTGTGGAAAAGTTAGGCTTCCAATGATCTGCAAAGCTTGAAAGAGCAGAGCAGATTTTTTTATGTGGTCAAAGACAAATCAAAGACAAAATATTTGCAATTATAAAATCTTTCAATATACTGTTTCTGCGAGACGGATTAAATGTGCTTTGCAAACTAACAATCCTGTTAAATTCCTTAGGTACTGTCTCGCAAAGCCAGCCTAGGGAATTGAACAGGGTTTTTATATATGAAGGAGACATTCTATTTCTCACATGATTATAATGCAAGGAATGATCAGAAAATACTTACTCTTAGATGAGATTTCTGATTAGAATGATATGCACTATATTTTATGATGATTGAATCAATGGCAGAAGAACCAGATTGATATATAAATAGGGGGGCTATAGGTGGGCTATGAGTTAGCTATGGTGTAGCTAAAGAAAAGCTACTTCTATTTATAGAAAAATGCATTGAAGTATGATTATTTATAGAAGATGAACATGGTATTTTCTCTAAAAGAATGCTAGAGCATAAATCATATAGGAAATCATTATCTGAACAGTGAAAATTAGGTGCTGAAAAAAAATGGGAGACTGTTAGATGAAAGAAGGCTATTTTTAATAGCATGGCAGATTTTTTTAATAGAACATGTGTTAGATGCGAGGGGGCTAGTTGACTAGCTAATGTGGAAAGAGATCATATAATTCCATCATATCAATGATGAAAAGATGATCCGACAAACTGGCAACCACTATGTGCAAAATGCAATGCTAGTAAATGACCAGAAACTATAGATCACAGAATATCATACTGTCAAAAACATTGATTAAAAATGCCTATTGAATGGGGGGGCTATCATGTAGCAATTCCAAAGGAAAGGAAAGGAAAGGAAAGGAAAGAAAAAACAGATACATTAGTTGCGATGCAACCGAACGAATATTCAGAATCAATTTCATTCTTAAAAAAACAGACTCTTGATAATATCGAAATA